ACCGGTTGTCCCATGTGGGTACCATCATCAATAGGGATCATTCCACCCTTCATTTGATGATACTCATGCGCCGTCATCTCGCGGCCACCACCAGCCGCCTGCATGTAGGCTTGGCCCTGCTTCATTGTGAGATTTAACGCTTGAAATGCCGCCTCACCTTGCCTTGGCGTTAAAACTTCATTCACAATTGCCGAACTAATCAGGCTTCTAGCCGTATCAACACGATCATTGAATTCTTTTTCATTACCAATTGATTCTTTAACACCAGCAAGCAATTTAGGATAAGTCTCATAAAAACTCACCTGCCCCTGACGCTTGGCCACACCATGCTCGGCTTGAGCTGCGTCCAAACGAATAGCATTCAAGTCACTGTTAGCGCTCTGTCGGAGTCTATTTCTATCCGCTTTATTGACCACGGCCTGATCAACCGCTGCCGCGTAATCCTTGGCCACTGACTCCGCTATCTGCCTTCCATGTCCAGGATTATGAATTAACTCAATCTTAGCATTCGTCTTGATCGTATCGATATGGGCCTGAGACTGGGCCAACATGGCATTACTTTGCTGCTCACCCATACTACCCGCCGCTTCCACCAACTCATGAGAAACGGCACCCAGTGTCTTTGCAATCGCCTCCATTCCCTGCGATTTGTCTACAACGGGAACCTCGTTGATAATCGGATTGTCACTTTCAAATTGCGGCAAATTAGGCATGCTTACCCCTTAGTGGGGATTTTGGCGGATGCTAACGCAAAATCCTCCGTTAATCCTGCCACATCTCCGAAGAGTTCGGCATACAATGTACTCTTAACATTCGACTTCTCAGCCTTGGTATTACGCTCAAGGATACTCTCTTCAATATCGAGATTGCTCTGACGTTTAGATTCTGTGTTATAGGTATTCCGACGTATGGCTTCCAGACTCGAACTGCCAAGCCCAATACCACGCGTAGTGGCTTCCGATAATTGGGCATCTAATATCTTCTGGCTTGTCTCAAAATTAGCCAAAGTCTTTTCTTGATGACGCAATACATTCTGCTCTTGCATCAGGTCAAGACTCTGCAATTTCTGCTGACTCGCTGAATATTGAGCAACACCTTTGGCGGTCGTTGCCGCAACTCCCAATACTATCAATCCAGTAACCGGGTCTGCCATAAACCTCCCTAAATAATATCTGACTCAATTTGATAAGCAATGGCTGTGATCTGCAAATCAAATGGCGCTGATTGCGTAATCTGAAATGTTGAAAATCGATTGTAACCACCCTGCACACTAACAATACCGGTATCAGTTTTAGGCATCAATCCCGTCCCAGCTTGAATATCTGAATAGTACTGATAGTTAACCAGTGTGCCATTAATGTAAAAGTTTAAACTATTGATATAATCCACGTAAATACGATTAAGATTCTTAAAATCATACGTTCTCCCACTAGCACTTATATAACGTGTTGATCCAGGCGTCACATACATAGGCTGCAATATCACATCATAGAGTAATCCAACCTGTACATCCCCTGAGAACGCATTCGGATTGTCCGCTATAATCGTTCCGCCCGTTACTAACTCTTGACCCAAATCATTAATCGAGCCATCCATGGCAGTATAAGTTACTTGCACTGTATAACCATTAAATTGCGATAGACCATTAATTGTTCCATCACTTGCCATGGTCGCTGTAATCCAACCATCCATCTTCACAGTATTATTAAACACCTCGAGCGTTTGAAGAGGGCCACCCGTTACATTTTTATAATTCTTTAAAAAGTAAACATGGTTATTAATAGTGCATATTTCATTAACTGTAACACCTTGCGCAAATACAACAGGTGTCAATGCCGCAAGTTTAAATTCTGCCACAAACTGAAATGCTGTAACGGAATTATCAGAATTCAAATAATAAATAAAGTTATCTTGTGAAATGCTATCGCCACGTAATAACGCCCTATTAATAGGTTGTTTTACAAGATGTTGTGAAACAAGTGATACATTGCTAGATACATACGTCTGACCAATACCATTAAAGTGAAAGTTAATAATGGAATTGCCATTCTTAGCAATATAATAGGAATCATTTATATAGGTTGTTGGCTTCGTATCAACAAATGAACCGTAAGCAGATTGCAATCTGATAGAGAAAGAACTGGGCGTCAATCCAAGATTCTGTTCTTGTGGCGCTGCAAATTCAAAATTCTCTGAATAGATCTCTAATTGCTTACCGCCATTCATCCATAAAATACCACCTGAATTTGTCTGACCAATGTTATAGATGATCGCATCCGTATCAGCGCCCGTCCCAACATCGAAATTAATCGGTTGATTTATTTTGGATCCAAATACGGTACCCGGTAACAATAAAGTATTCGCAAACCATAATCTATTTTGATAAAACGAAACAACACCAGGATAACCTACAGTCGCGCCAAACGCTGGCTGTCTAATAGCATATTGAGATCCAATCGAGACATAAGGACCAGGGTTAACACCATTCATCGGTATCTGAATAATAGCGGTAAATGTCGTATTTCCAGCACTAGGTACATTCGGTTGAACATTCGTAATAATTGCATAACCAATAGGCTGGTTAACATTCTGCCCCGCACTTAAAATTTGTCCACCAATCCAGTCCGTAGTAAAAACAGCATCATTTACAACAAATGTAAGTGTATCACCAGCATTCCCATTGACAGCAGCAGTCGCAGTGGTTCCCGATTGATTATAATTTACAACACCAAAATCATAAGCTGGCAATGGATAAATATTCAATACCTGATAACTAAAAACGGGACCTGTATAATTGCTCACATAAATACGCGCCTGCGGATACAATGGATGCGTTAATACAAGCGAATCGTTATCCAAAGCATAATCAAGTTGTGGTAATTGCGCCGATGTATAAGGTAAAGCTGTGCCGCCAGAAATGTTAACAATCTGACTCAAAAATGTTAGTGCGCCTGTACTCGCATTAATGCTAAATACTACCCATGTCGCAAGGCCACCAGGGCCAGGAACAACACTCGTAGCATTAGACATGATGGCATAATAATTTCCATTCTTATCTTCGAATTCATATATCTGGGAATTAGGATCAAAATAAGACGTTACATTTATTAGATATTGCGTGCCCTTGCGCTTCTTGCATAATCCTGTTGTTCCTACTTCCATGTTCTGCAACGATTGCGCGCCAGTCAAATAAGATTCAATGTCGGTGCGTTTATAGACGCTAATGTCTACTTCACCTACCGTGAACATTGTTTGTCTTATCATGTTAGGTGCATTTTGCATGTAGGCTCGCCTTAAATATAGGTCGTTCTATCAAAATCATTGTAAGGCGTTGAAACAATCATTCTGTCCATATCATTTTGTCTAATCGCATCATTTAACTTCATTATGTATTCAGTCTTCAAATACTTTACCAGTCCCGTATTATTTGTAATAGAAGGCGCGGAAGCAGATGCCACATACAATACCAATGCTCGATAAAATGTCTCTGATATAACACTTAAACTTGCATCATTTACAACATAATAATATTGAATAGGACGAACATTTGTCATGATAACATCATCAATGATTCGATAAACCCAACCAAAGTTAATGGATAACCATGACACGCGATCCATTCGATCGTAATTGGGTGGCAATTGATAATTGAATAAGTATTCAGGCGATATACGCGTTGTTAAAGGTGTGTTATCAGTCACATAAGCAATAGCAAAATTCCAATCAGTGCGCTGCAACAACTCAGGATATAAAACATCGATCTTGTTTGATATAAGTATTGAGGAATTATCATCGTTGATGTCAGATACAGGTAATCGCCCAAGCTCATTTAACACTTGATTAACAACGTCAATTTGAGTTGGCATGGTTACCTCTTGGTTGTAGAAAAGGCGCTAGTTTTACGTAGCGCCTATCTATTGTTACCGGAGTTACAATACTTCAAAACCGATGATAAGCGTGCCACTCAATGCTGAACCTGCTACGTTGTTATTAGTCACAACGAGAGTTCCAACACCAGCGCTAGCAACTGCACAACTTAATTGCACCCCAGGAATGACATTTGAACCACCCATCAAGCTTACTAAAATAACCGAGTTTGTAGCAATCTTAGTATTATTGAAGGTGATACTTGTGGTTCCTGCTGCTGTTGTTGAAACAGTTACGGTAATAACACCGGATTGCGTGTTAATAGTAACTGCGCCAGCCGATACCGTACCAGTACCTTTTACAGTCAATACAGATCCGGTTAATTGGCCACCAGCCAGAGGAACACCTCCTATATTGGCCAACGAGGTTGCAGCATTTGCCACATCAGATAAGTTATTGGTCGATACAAGGAACGTACCAGCCGATGACGCACTTTCTTTTGCGGGAGTTGCTTGATAGTTGAGTACGGACGCACCTGGGTCGATACTGGATAAAATAACCAGTGAACCTGCTCCCGGTGTAACTTTGTAAATTTCAGCCGCAACCGCTTGCGATGCCCAATCAGCCACCACAATACTTGTTGCGGTAATAGTTGCATCGGTAACTGTAGTTGTGGCACTTCCACCAGCATTCGTATATTGAGCACCATATAATCCCAATGCAGTAAGCGCAGACGATGGTGTCATTGCAAGATAGGAAATTACAGAAGCACCCGGATCAGTGGTTGCTACCACGGTAATAATGCCAGCACCAGCAATTGCCGTCTTCACTTCTGCTGCCACTGTCTGACTTACAAAGTTAGCCGTAACTACCATGCCAGCAACTACACCAGGAGCAACAATGGTCGTCGTAGCCGAGCCACCCGCTGTCGTATATTGTGCTGCGTATACGCCCGCATTTTGCAACGGAACTGAAGGCAATACCGAAATATACTCAAGTACCGATACACCCGGATCAGTAGTTGACACTACCGTCAAGGTACCATTACCGGGCAATACTGTTTTAATGATCGTTGAAACTGTACTCGATTGCCATCTTGCGATAACAACACTATTTACACTAATTGAGGGATCAGATACCACCGTTGTAGCGCTGCCACCCGCATTCGAATAAACAGATGATCTAACACCTAATGCCGCAATAGTTGCACTTGTGACACTAGTTGCAATTAGATTCCAATTACCCAATGTAGGATCATATTGAACATAAAATTCACCGAAAATAGCACTTTCACCTGTAGATAAAGGGAAAGTACTTGCATCAGCATAATTAACAAAGAAACGATCATTTGCTTTGATTAACTTTTGTAACGGGTTTGCATACCCGGGAGCAAGAATCTGCGCAAGTGTGGACACAGTCGATGCCACAAAGATCGCAGGTGCCGTCCCATTAATCCCATCCGATACGATGCTAATCGTCTCAAACGGAGAATTGGGTATCACAATAGGAGTTGGTGCAGTCATGTTATTTCTCCATTAATTATTGACGTAAGGGGCATCGCAAACCATGAATGAGATACCGTTATACTGAATGATTAGCGCACCGCTAGTCAGAATAGTTAACAGTTCCCATCTATCTTGGTTCTGCAACCACGTGATAGAGGTCGAAATGTCACGATTGAACGATTGAACGATTGCATCTTTATGTACCATTGGCACGTAGTATTCTTGTACCGGATTACCAGCAACCGTAATGGTTGTACTTGGAATCTTGTTGATACCATTTTCACCTAGGAAGCGCATATCACAACCCAAATAACCTACAATGCGATTGTCTGTTAATGGTTTAACATCATTGTAGAAGAAGTTAACCACGCGATCATCGGCATAAAGGGAAGGCTTGATTAACGCAGGCGCCCAAATCGAGCAAGAGTAATCCTGAACATCAACACCTTGTGATTCAAGGTAAGCAACAGCACTTGCGATTTTGCCTTCATTCAACCCAGTATTAACACCGGTTGTCTTTGGCACAACATTAATCGTGTTAACCAAAGGATCAGCAAAGATCGAGTTAATTTTAATGAAGTCATCCATTCGAGCGCCTGCCAACGCATGCAACTTGGCATGATCGACGATCTTATCGAAGTTGAATAACGTCTTTTCACCACCGCCGATGACTGTTTTAACATGGTAGTCATTGGTGACAACGGCACGGTTGGTTTCGTTTACGGGTGTCGGTGGGATATCAACAGGAGCAAATGTCCCTTCTTCCATTTCAATCAAATCTGAAACGGGAACGTTCAAGGTCGTACCAGTCGTACCATGTCGCTCGTCAATTGTGCCCATTAGGCGTAGATGGTTCTGATACTTGAGGGTCACCTCAGTATCGAATAGCTGCATCGCAGCAGCTTCGTTAATTTGATTAGTCATTTAGACTATCTCCCCATAGAGTTCAACAAATAAGTTCATTTATTGATCATCTATCGGGGTAGCTTACGCAGCCGATAACGTCGGACCTAGCGTATCGGGTAGCTTGCGCAGCGATTGGCTAGATATTGACAGTGTATCACGAATTTTTAGCTTGACAAGATAGGGGCGCCATTACAGCGCCCGTCTCTTTTACTACGCAGCTTGGGACGGTTCAGCCGTTGGCGCGGCCTCTTCTACCTGTGCGGGTATAACTGACGCTTGCTGTGGCGGAGGAAATTCATTTAATGCTAATCCCGCGAATAGATTAGCAATCTCGAGATGCTCTCTCGCTACCTGGGCATTACGAGTGGGATTACCACCTAAAACCTGGCACGCGTCCATCAAAAACTTGTGAAACAATTGCTTCATGAGGGTTACAACATCGCTTTGCGGATTTTGCTTTACTTCTTCTACCATGGACTATCTCCTATTGTCGTGAACTAACTTTATCTTTGTATCTTTCTTCACCAACCTGACGCGCTACATCTATATAACGGTCCTTGGTTTTCTGGGATGGATTGCGACGGAATGCCTCGGCCGCCTCCTTCAATTCTTTTTCGCCATCATACTTAGTTGGCGACCCCTGATTAGCCCGATCCATACCGGGTACCTGACTATTTAACCGTGAATCTCTTTCTTTTAATATATCTGACATGGCGGTTTTATCCTTTATGACTTGGTTTAATACGGCTTGTTGAACGCTTTCTGGGTAATTTTTCTTAATATGATCCGTGATAATGGTTAGTTTATCTTGGCCAATTTCGCTTTTAGCCGTCTCAAGCGCCCGCATATTTTGCTGGATACGACCCTGCATCTCTCTAGCAGTCTTTTCAAACTGCGCTTGAGTAAGTCCTGCATTTCTTGCGATTGTTTGTATCTCTGCAAGTTCTGATTCACGTAACACGATATCAGTTGGTGTGTCATACTTCTCGGGTACGGTGGTCTTCTCTTCGTACTGTTTCTTAATATCGCTGTGCTCACTATATAGTTTCCCATATTCCTTATCCTTTCCAATTAACGCCTCTTCCATTTCTTCCGCTGTCTTGTACTTGCCCGCCCATAACTTTGGTTCACTGCCTATTACAGCGCTAGCGATGGTTGATTCTACCGTTTCAGTTGCTTCCGTCATTTTTATCCCCCTTCAATAGAAACTCAACTTTCATTATCATGTGCTTAATATCACGCCACACACTGCGCCGTCCATCGTGCCAAACGAATAACTCAGATGTTGGGGTGACTGGCTCTTCCATCAAGACTGCTTCTAACTTTCTTTTGAGATAAGTTGCGCCCACGTCATTGCCCACATAGAGGAGATAATTCTCGTATTCCTCTTGGTTAATCTTGCCTTCTTTTTTAAGCACTGATAACTTGTTGCTCAAATAGTAGTCCCAGGATTTTGCGGAAAGCTAACAGGTGCGGCAGCTCCTACCGGAGGTGGGAGCGCCCCTTGCTGTGCCGCTTGCGTCATCGATTTAATATACTGATCAAGTTCTTGTTCATTGGCAAACATATTATGTGGCAAGTTTAGCTTCTCAGTTAAGAATTCGTTAACGATACCGAGCTTGGTTGTGGCAACGGCCGCACCAGGGCCATAAAACTGTGCCTTGATCTGCATGTTAGTAATGAAATGGTTAAGGTCTTCTTGTTTCTGTAAGTCATATAATGGGGATTTGTAATCGAACCTTAGCTTCTTAGACTTGGCAGCATTGATAAATGCCCCACGATTCTTGGTGAGCAATCGGCGTTCCGATAGGATCTTCGCTGCCACCTCGTACACCTGTTTAGGTAATTCGTTAATCAAACGGCTAATGTCCGTTGCACTTGTGCGTTGCGCTCTAGCTTCGCGCACCGAGATTTCCGTAGCGCTACGTACAGGCGTTTGCAACTCACCTAATGGATCGACTTGAAAGGCGCGCTGTATAGTTTCTTGTAGGTGCTGGACCTTGGGGAGCACTTCGGGATAAATAGGCATTTGGAGGGCCTCCAACGGATTGCGCCCTTGGCTATTTCTAGCGATCATTGCGCCTGCCCACTGTCTGACGGAATAGGGATTGAAATACGAGTCGGCGTCGTAGAACATCGGGGGGTTGGCTTTAAATGCGAGATTCTGTCTATCATAAGCCACAATACGATTGAGATCACGAATAGTGGGAAGGAGATCAATGCCAACCCCGCGGCCATCCGCTTCCCCCGGTCTAACGCGGTCTCTATAGATGATAATTTGGTTGTACGCACGTTGTGCCTCCCATAGTGGTGTAAATGGGTCGTCTTCCATTACCGCATACATATAAAACTCATGTTCACTTATTTTAATCTGGCCATAAACAACAATGTACATTTCATCTGGCAATTCTTGAAGCGCACTTTTGCGATTACCATTATAATCTGGGAAAGTTTTAAGGATCATACGACCCATCATCTTGCACTGGTACCAGCAAGTATTAACAACGTCGTCAGTGCTATACTCAATATATAGAGCCACAGCCGGGATTGATCGGAAGTAAAGTGGCTCATCATCGCTGATACTCTCAACCCAAATAGCCCCTGTACCCCCAACGAGATCAAGGTTAGAAGAAGAGACCACCCTAGGCAAATTAGACTCATTGAGATAAAAAAATATTCTCTCATTCATCTCCTCCAATAGCTGTGCGCTCGCCTGAATATCTTGCGGACTATTTATGTGGGGATCCATAACAAGCTTGCCCCATATTCTGTCTTTTGGCAGTAGTAAGCCGTGAAGATCATTGGATCGCTGGTATGCTGCGAGGACGGCCGTATTATCCCATACCATCTGAGTAACTGGTTTTCCTTGGTCATTATAGTTCCACTTGACGTTAAAGGCATCGCGGTCGGGGATGACATAGTAGTAAAGATCCTTATATAGTGCGAGCCATCGATCTTTATATTGACGGGTTGCCCAAAAGCGATCATTGAGTTCGTACATATCCATCATTAGCGTCGACCTTGTGGTTGAGGAACGGGCTGTGTGCCGGTAGGACTACCGGGATTAGTGCCGATAGGGCTTGTGATTGGTTCGGGCGTCCACTTAGGTGCGCCTTGGGATTTTATGAGATCGAGTCGTTCCTTGGTGATGGATTGGCGTTTTTCTTCAATCTCTCGATTGTTTTGGGCGATTTGTTGCTCAATGAGTTGATTGCCACTGTCTTCATTGTCTCCGCCGAAGAATCCCATACGTCCCGCCTCCAATGATAAAAGATTTCATAGTTCCGCTTATGATCATACTTTATCAGTTTGTTGTATAGGTGCCTAGGGGACCATGTAAAGCCTATTTTGATGCCTGTCAAGTGCCTAGCAAGCTCATTACACATGGTAATGGTTAGTGGTATCC